GCATTAAGTCTGTCAATTTCTGCTTGATCTTCAGCAACACGCCTTTGATAACCATGATGATCTGCGACATAGTAACCTCCTAAAATAACTAACACAATACCGCCAATTTGCATGACAAAAGCCTGCGGCTTGAGCATGGGCAGAAACTTTACTAGGTGACTTACCAAATACAACCCTATTCCTACTGCCAACGACAGCAGTGCAAGGTAGTACAAGATATCACCAAAGAGCCAACTAAGCATTTACACTGGCCCTCGCATGAGCCATTCTCTCACGTTCTGCGTCATCTTCCAAGGTCGGGTGAGACATGGGTGGAGGGGGTGGAGTCCAGCTTGGAGAAGACATCATCACCACGGGAGGGGGAGGAGGCGCAACGTAAGCATCCTTGTTGGCCTTGGCTGCATTCATCATGTTGGTTGCCTCATTGGTTAAACCCTTGGTCAAAATACCGCCTATCCCGCCCACGATCAGTAACACGATATCATTAAGCATCTTGGTGTATGCTTGATCAATGGGAGCCATAGCCTTGATTGGCTGGGTCACAAAGGTTACCGAATAGAGAAGCGCCAAGGTAATAAAGGCAAAGATTAAAGTCACCATGATGATGACAAACGCCCTGACACGGACTTCTATCTCATCGGCAGACAGGCGTTCCTTGGGGCTGTTGAACAGTGCCAGCAATAGTTCCTTCAATTTTCTTCTCCAGTATGGGGGCTACAAGATATTCAGGACAGTCTTGGTCAAACTCACATCGAGGCTTTTGGCACTGAGCCGCACCAAAGTTGTCAGGATTCTGGCAAAAGTACCTGTAGTTATCACCACAGCTAGTCAACAGTAATAAAACCCAAAGGTATTTCATTTGCCTTCAATCCTTGCAAGAGCTTTGTTGACTCTGATCTCCATCATCTTGATGTCTATGTACATCCATGAAAGCAGTGGTATGAATAGGAGGATCACCACCATCAAGACCACGATAACAATGACGAAGAACGAACGATCATCAGCATCAGCCATATCCACGCTATCATCAGAAACGTTATTACTGTAGCTATTGCTTTGTCTTGGAATTCCTCCGCCCTTTGACGCTTTAGCCATGCCGCTTTCCGTTTCTTGTCTAGCTCCGCCTTTCTAGCTAACGCCTGCTGATTGGCAATATGCCCAATCATTTTATTCACCCGACTGTACAAGTCCTTCATCTCAGGAGGAACATGGTAGACCATGTACTCCCTCATCTCTTCATTCAGTTTTTCCATCTGTAAATTGGCGATTACCAACTTGATCGCAATGTCGTTTCCTTCTTCATTGTTGGCAGTCAGCGCCAACTCTTCTTGCTCTTTTGTGTAAGCCTTTAAGCCGTTGTATGCGTGGAAAAACTTGGTGAGGGCATCTGCGACTTGGGCGTAGATTTGGTTTTCATCAAACTCGACCGATTTCTTCTTGGTCTTTTTAACAGGAGCAAATCCGACTTGAGTTTGTTGCTTTTGAGGTTCTTGTTGAACGCCAAATAGTTTTTTGAAAAACCCAAATATTCCTTGAGCATCTTTTTGGATACCCTTGATATCCCCCACAACTCCATCAATTTCTTTCTTGGCATCAACAACAAACTGCCGTCCCTCCTTGTACATCTCACAGGATTCTTTGACGAGTTTAAACGCCGAAGTTGCCAAAGCGACAAGGGTGAATGGATCAATTTTTACAACCCAAAGAACTTGTGGAAGAACTGCCCTGCTACATTGGGGCCGAGCAGGACTAGGAGCATCACACCATAGATCAAATACTCAATCTTGGTCATGCGTCTATCGCCTTCTTTCAGCATATCTGCGATCTGCCTATAGCGCTCATCACAGACTGCAACGTGAACAGCTAAATCTTTTTCGGTATCGCTCATGGTGTGGGTGTGGGTGTGGGTGCTACATAATTAGGATCGTGAGGCCAAGTAACTGTACTAGCAGTAATTAGGCTAGGAATGTCTGTACTTGCATTGATGGCAGTCTTTCTGCTTGATGCCAATGTCCTGACTGACTCTCTCCAAGTCTTCCAGTTGTCAGCCATAGCAGTACCTGTTTCTAATGCCTTAATTGTCATGTAATCAGTTGGAGACAACAAAGAAAATGCTTGTTGGTCAATGGCTGATGTTGCGTTGGCTTTCAAACCAGCCAAGTCTTTAGGTGTTGAAGTGTAATTAATGTCCACCACGTTGCCATTGACTGTTGGTGCAGATTCTGTGACCCAGTAATACTTGTCATCTGGCCTAGCACCATAAACCACTTCCATAACACCCAAGGCAGTCTTTTCTTCTTGAGTTGCTAGTTGAAACCAGTTATTAGCATAAGTCACGCCATCGACTGTGAACTGACTACCCTCTTGGATAATCTGTTGTACTGTGTTGTCTTTTACGATTGCAAACATGATTGCTCCTTAATGTGCATTGCTATAAGCAAATGGGTTACTTGCAAAGCAAGCATAAATATATGTTCCACCACTTGCATTTGAATCTGAATTAGTAGATGTTACTTGAAAGCCATTTGACAATATGTTGGATGTAAAGTTTCCTGATGTATCTTCAGCATTTGAAAGATTTGGAAATAACTCATTTGTTGAAGAATTGTATGTACTTCTTGCCTCGTCAAGAACAACCCAATTACCATTTGAATCTGTGCGCTTAACCATAACATATTTAGGTTGAAATCCAGTATAAATAAATGGCCCTGTTGTACTACCATTACCTGTGTAACTACCAAATGCACTAAATCCTGCAATAGGTATCCAACAATAAGCAATCATTGAAGAAGCGGCATTTGCAAATGAAGTTTGTCCTACTTGTAAAGTTGTACTGTTACTTATCAAATAAGCGCCACCTGCTAATGTGCCACCATTTGAACCTTGAGCCGCTGTTGTGTCCAATACCATGTAATTAGTATTAACACCATTTACTGTGTAATATACGCCCCAATCAGCCGTTGCTGAACGAGATTTTGCAATAATTAAAGAAGGAGCTGTTGACAAACCATGACCTATTGTAAAGTTTGCACCTTGACCACCAGCATAAGAAAGAATACTAAATCCAGCAGTAGTGCTTACAGATACTGTTGATGTAATTGTTCCATTAGTATTTGAACTTGATGAACCAGCACCAGCTTGCCATTGCCATGCAACATAACTATCTGAGGCAAAGTTTAAACCTTGATCCGAACCAAGTGTAAAACCATTGCTATTAAAAGCCGTCACACCACTTTCAGTTGTTTCCGCAGTAGTATTATTGCTATACAATGCTTTTGATACACCCCTGACAGCATCAAAAAGCCTGTTATTAAGTGCTTCGCTTCTATCTTTACCCCAAACCAAATCAGGTTTAAATCCACCAGCATTTGTAATTGATTGAGTTGAGCTATTACCAGTATATAAAGTAGCATCCATATACTTATTACCCTGTGCAATAGTAGGCGTGGGTAAGTTATATGTGTTGAGTGCGTTATATCCTGATGGAGGTGTGTAAGTGAATGGTTGTTGACCAAAATTGATTGTACTTGCACCTGTTTGTGATCCAGTACACACACCAACCGTTATAAACAATGACCCAGTAAAAGACATTCCTGATACTGTATATCTTAAAGTGTTATTTTGGTAAAAAGAAAGTGTTGCCGCATCAACATCAATAGCAAGTCCATAAACATTTCCTACAACAGCAGTACCTCCCCCTATACCAGTAATTGTGCCTGATGATTTTTCAAGAGAAAAATAACCTGTATAACCAATAATATCAAAATAATAAGTTGTATAAGCATTGGGAGTCATGGCAGATGAACCATTACCCCAAATACCAAACATAAAATTAGCTGCACCTAATGTTAACTCCGCATACCATTTTCCTGTTGTTAGTCCAATAGTAGAAAATGCTTGTGAAGGTGCGGCTACTATAGGTACGGAATAATTTAAATTTCCATCTGATAATGTTACTGATGAACCTTTGTTATTAGGGTTTAAAACACAATAATTAGCCGCAGTCGCACTATACGCTACTGGCACATCATTCATACTGTCGTATGTTGACCCAGCAGTTAAGCTAATGTTATTGGTTGTCCAATTATTACTATTACCACTTGTATCATATCCTAGTGTGGTTGTGGATGTTGTGTTTGCAAATGTTAGATGGAATCCATTAGTGCCATAAGAACCAGAATATTTTGCTGGACTCCATTGCCCTGTTGTTGCGTTGGTTGATCCAAATGAAGATGGGGTTAGTTGCTGACCATCTATAAAGTTAATGTCAGCCATGTACCCATCAAAATACCAAGCACCATAACTAATTGTGTGTTGAACTGTGCTATTGACTTGATAATCTGTGTTTTGGGAAGGATAGTTTGTATTTGAAAATGATGTAACTTGTATGCCATTTACATAAAGTTTCATTCTGTTACTTGCAGTTGCTTGTGTTGTATCTACTGAACAAACAATATGATACCAAGCTGAAGTATCACGATACACAGCCGTGGTTTGAGTTCCAACTGATGTTCCAGCAGTAAAAGCAACATCTAAAGTATCGGCCGCATCAAATTGCAAAATGAACCACGGGTTTGTAGAGTAGCCTGCGCTAAATATTGTTTGATCTCTACCAATTTGCCCTCTTTTTACCCATGCACTATATGTCCATGTTTTTCTATTTCCAGCAACAGAAGGTGTTCTACTCAAATAAGCAGACGCACTACTTCTAAATCTTAAAGACTTAGATAACAATCCACCGCTTGCGGGTGCAGATGATTTTGATGCACTAAACATATTAGTAATTCAATCCATTGACTACGCCATAAGTATTTGTTCCATCTTGAAAAAATGAAAAAATATCATACTTACCAGATGTTGACGTTGCAGTAGGTGTTGTTCCACCCGCCCACTTTAACGTACCACCACCAGCCCAAGTGAGAGAATAAGACCCTGAGTAGGTCACAATGATGGTAAATGACTTACCAGCCACAGAACTTGGCAATGTAATCGTTCCATTGGCGTTTAGAGTAATCTCTTGAACAGTTCCATTAGCCAAACTAATTGTGAATGCTGAACCCGCTGATGGAGCATACAAAGTTTCTACATAGTTGGTAACTGTGGGATTAGTCAACGTTTTATTTGTGAGTGTTTGACTAGAGCCAAGATTTACTAATGTGTCTGTTGCCGCAGGAAATGTATATGAATAAGCACCAGACACTACAAATGTAGATGCATAGTTTCCTGATATTGTGATTGTGCTTGCGGCGTTATTGGCTACTCCAGTGCCACCATATGCTGAACTTAATGTACCCCAAGTAGGAGCTGCACCAGAACCGCCTGAAAGTAATGCTTGACCCGATGTACCATATGAACCGTTGAACGCTATTTGGTTAGACGTTCCAATCGTAATTCCATCTATTGCGTTGTTATTGGTAGTTAACCGAAGTGGATTAGCACTGTACGTTCCAACAACCAAATCACCATTAAAACTATACAAATAACCATTGTTTGGCTGATTGAATGATCCAGCAACCTGCCCAGTAATTGTAGTACTCGATGCAATCGTTTGCGCTGAACTCATGGTGTATGTACCAACACCACCAGGAACATAGAAGTTATAAGTACCTGCAGCTTGAATTGTAAAGTTTACATTTGTGCCAGCAGCATTGACCAAATTAATACCATTGCCAGTCGATGTAAAGCTACCTACAAAAGTACCGCTTGGTACACCTGTTCCTGATACCAAGTATCCAATCGCAATCCCTGCCAAAGATGAAACATAGAACTGGTTAGAACTTGTACCGCCACCGCTCACATATGTGGGTGAAGCCGCAGCAGAACCTGTGGCAGTTAACTGCGTTGTAATCGTTACCGTTCCAGAAATACCTGTTCCAGTAATAACAGAACCATAAAGCAAGTTACCACTTGTAACGCTTGCTACAGTCAATGTTGTACTAGATGAACCACCTGTACCGCCCACGGTTACAGATGCACCATAATTTGAACTGTTGATACCAGCATTAACGTAATAAGCGTTATTGTTGTATATCGCAAAGTCTGTAGATGCTATAGCACCAGAGCTTGTGTTCTGAATATTAGAGTAAACATATCCATTAAAACTGGCTTGCGCCGAGTTAACAATGTTTGTATCTTGGTAGTTGAGAGTGCCATAGTTAATAGCACCAACTGTAGCGGGATTGGTAATCGACCCAGTAACTGTAACTGTTGTAGCAGTAATAGCGCCGAATGTATTGACAGAAGATACTTTAACAAAATCCCCTGCTACCGAGTTCCAGTAAATAATACATTTCTCGCCATTGGCAACTGTCACGCCTGTTGTCGGGCCTGTTACTCCACGAACAGTAATGGTATATCCACCCGATGTAGAGTTATTGACCACATACATCTTTGACGAGTTAGGAACATTGATATTCCTATTTGCCGTTCTAGCTCCAGTGCAGAGTAACTGCATATACTGGGCAGAGGTAGAACTAAGATTAGTACCTGAACTCGATCCGTTGGTGATGGTAAGGGTTACATCTGCGTCTGTAGTAATCGACTGTGTGCCTGCGACAGAAGCATCAATGTATTGAGTAATACCATTTGATACGTCATCTCCCCATGTACCTGATTCAGTACCTGTGACTGGTAGCGCCAGTCCTAGTAGGGTTGTATAGTTAATTGTCATTCATCACTCCTAAATCTTAACCCAATTGGGGTTTTGAGCATCGTTAATGTTCGTCCAACCCGGCGTTTCTGAATCGTTTATCTGCGTCCAACCTGGTGTCTGTGCGGTGCTAATAGCATTCCATGTCACAGTCTGAGAATCATTGATATTCTGCCATGAAGGAGTCTGGCTGTCATCTATTAAATTCCACAACAGTTTACCAAAAACTGAGTCAGTTATGGTAATTGTTTCACCAATCTGGACGAAAAATATACTGCCTGCCGAGGATACCAAGTCCGTTACCGATACCGTCTCAGACACAGTATTCTGCGCTGTCAGAGTATTGGTCAATGAATCCATCAAAGAGATGGTTTCAAAGATAGCCAATAGACTGGATACCCCAGCGTCTACTGCATCCAACGCCACCGCCGTCTCAGACACAAATAGCTGAGATGAACCCCCCGCAACATAGTTGTCTGTAACAGTTGCTGTCTCACTATCCGTAGCCGTGTAAATAGAACCGCCTACCGAGGTGTCTGTTACTGTAGCCGTCTCAGAGATAAAGCAAGCAAATGTCTGCGTGGTAGATATAGAATCTGCATCTACGATTAGCTCGGATATGAATGTAGCAAACGTCTGGGTAGTACTGATTGAATCTGTGGCAGTTGCTGTTTCAGATACATTGAGTGAATAAATGGGCTGAGAAGATACAGTATCGGTCGGGCTGATCGTTTCGGAAACCGTGTTGACATAGGTCGGTGCGACAGTAACTGAGTCCAACAATCCCTGTCCGCCCCAGTTTGAATAACCCCAAGTGGCTGCACCCCATCCAGTCCCAAGCCCCTCAATGATACTCAGTCCTACTGTAATCGTTTGCAGTACAGAATCCGTGACCGTAGCTGTTTCAGAAACAATAGCATTTGTCAAATAACTAGTCGTGATGGTATCTGTGACTGTAGCCGTTTCACTGATTGCATTAGCCAATACGCTAGAGGCATTTTCTGACTCTGTAGCCGTAGCCGTTTCAGCTATATTTCCATTCAAACTAATATAATCTGTTACTACATCCACGAGAGAAGATGATCCTCCCCAGACTCCCTGACCCCAGGTGTTAGCACCCCAAGTGGCTTGGAATCCTTCGCTAATTGCTACGCTCGATGTACCTGACGGGTACTGGGTAGAGGTAACTGATGCAGTTCCTCCCCAAATATCACTACCCCACGCAACAGAACCCCATCCACCGTTATTGGCGGTTTCAGTTACTGATGCGTTGTAGACAGCCATTAGGTTGCAACAAGCTGATTTTCGCTAAACCATCTGCTTTGGACGATGTTGTTTTCATCAGTCCAAGAGATTAGGTAATAAATGTTACCAGAAGGATCCATCTGTAAAGCCTCAACTGGGCCAGCAGGATCAACAGGTGCGGGTGTGACTTTTACATTCTCACCAATAGTGAATTTAGCGGCCATGATAATCCTTAGCAGTTAGCGGTATAAGTGACGTTCAATGTGTCGCCCGACAGCACAGAACGGTTACCAGTCGTAAAGCTACCAGCAGAATACAAAGTACCTGTAGTGCCTGACTTGGTGTTGCTCGTGGTTAAGAACGCACCTGCAATAGTGCCTGTAGCGTTAATACTAAATGCTGTAGCAGAGGTAGAAATAGTGCCAGTACCAGCAGAGCCAGCCCCACCCCCAGAAGCGCTAGCGGAGCCAAAAGCAGCAGCAGGACGAGTCGATTGAGAATAGCCAACATTTTCTGTCCACCCCGAGTGAGAAGCCATCGTATCGGCAGCGTTATAAGTGGGGCTAGAAGCGCCATCCACTAAGCCAAGATACCAAGCCGCAGTATAAGAAGTACCTGCAAAATACTTGTTCAACAGGTCAGTTTTACCCACGTTGACTACTAGATTCTTGAATGTATCTTGCCAACGAATAGTTCCATCAGCAGCCGTACAAGTGACTGTATAGTTGCCTGTGACGCTCGTATCTTCAGAGATAGACGAGTTAGACGAAACAGCTACTGCCGCTGCCTCCGTAGGTTTAATGTTTTCATTTTGCATGATAGCTCCTAGTTTGAACTGCGGATTAGCGCCGTTGTGTAAGTGTTTGTGGGCATTGTTATCGTGAAATTAGCTTGCGTTTTGTTTGATCCAAAATCAATAACACAAATAGATTTATTGCTTTTGCTTTGGTTATAAAGCAAAGCACATCGAGCGGTAATAACAGAACTTGGCCACACTACATTGTTGAAGTTTACATACGCCGTATAGCCATAAGTATTGACTGTAGCTCCAGTAACCTGGATTCCACCTACTGTGTACCCTGTTTGTCCAGTCACTTCATTTGCTGAAGTGTATGTCAATGTAGATGAATTGATATCAGCAAAACCAGTATATAAAGCCATATAGAGAGTATCTGTCAACAGGTTATGCACACCCTGATACAGCTCAGCTTTAAAACTAGTGGTTTGCGTTTGAACAATACTCATACAACTTGCGTCCTAACTTGGCCATCACGATATGCATCCATACGCAATTTGCCATCTCCCAAGTTCTTGAGCAATGTAATTGATTGTGTATATCTATCTTGGTATAGCTTGAGCATACTATCTTCACCCTTAACATATGTGATGGCTTCAATCAAAGTGCCATTCAATAATGCAGAGTCAAAGTTATCACCCAACCATGTTTCGCCATACTGGTTATTAATTGTGGAAACAGTTACATAGAAACCAGAACCACTAGCAAAAGATGCGCCCAGTTGATCGCCAACTGCATAATAGCAACCTCTGCTAATTAGATTTACAGACGTAACCACGCCTCCACTAACAATAATATTAGCAGTAGCGCTATTACCAGTCCCCCCAGTAAGAGCAACATTGTAATAAGTGCCATTTGTATATCCGCTTCCTGCATTGCCTATTGTCAAAGTACCAATGGCCGCTTGAATGATTGACGTTGGATAATAGTAATAATGCAATTCTGCACTATATGCTATGTTTGGAGTTGGCCCAATAATAAATGTCAAATATGACTCATTGGTACTCTGCGGCCCAAAGATAGCATAATGC